GGTCTGGGTCTGGGTCGTGGGCCACGTGTGATAGCGCTTGATGCGGCCCGCGAAATACAGGTCGTCGGTCACGAAATCGGTCATGTAGCATCCTCGTCAACGATGTCTTTTCCGACCCTACTCTTACGATCCTTTTTCATTCCGGGCAAACCTTCGGGCTCAGGTTCGTGGTCTTCCAGCCGCTCGCGCGCGGCTATTCGCTGCCGGGTCGGCAGTTCCTTGGCCGCCGCCTGCGCTCGCGTCGCCGCAGCTTGGCTCACGCGGGCCAGCACTTCGACCTGACCGGTGCCGCCGCACGACAGGCACGGGTTGCCGGATACCGGGTCGGTGCCCTCGCCAGCGCACGCCTCGCAGTCGCGTACTTTCTTGATGGTGCGAAAGATGCTCATTGTCTGTTTCCTTCATCCGGGTCTGTGTATGAAACCATTTTCTTAAAGACTGATTGCAGTCCGCCCGCTGCCCACGTCATGCGCACGCTATTAGCGAACCAGCCGCCGAACTGTTTTTCTATTTTCTTCATTATGGCAGGGTTGCGCAGGTCGGCATCAGTGGACGCGAATACACCGGCAACACGTGCCGCCGCATCCATCAACGGCCCCGAGCGAACATGCAGAATTTTCTTATTAAGCCCTTCGGTAGATACTATAAAGACCACTTTTAAGAAACCTTCATATAGTTGCTGTCTATACTCTTCATCGGTCATAATCATTCCTCCGATTGAAAGTAGCCGCAGTGGTGAAACACGAACGGCTCGCGGTAGTATTGTCTGATAAACGCCAGCACGTGTTCGCGGGCATTGCCGCTGTCCACCCGGAAGCGGCCCTTGCCGTGCGTCAGGTAGGGCTGGCCGATGCTGCGCAGGTATTTGTGAACCTTCTTCTCCACCAACTCGGCATATTTGTAGTCGGCGGTCGCGAACACGTCCCACAGGTATAGCCCGGTGCCGGTGTGGCTGCGCTTCTTGATGTCGTCGGAAGTGCCGACATAGACCGTGCGGGGGTCGTCTTCGTTCCATCGGATGTAGAGCCCGCCGAGAATGGCGGCCTCTTTCGTTTTCAGCATGATGCTCGTCTGCTGTAGCTCTTGCAGGTTGAAGACTGTCAGCTTTTTGGCGGTCTTGGTCACGATGTCGTAGGTCGGCGCGAAGATCGGATGCTTGAAGCGCGCCAGTTCGTCGTTGCCGTAGGCGTATTGCGACCGTGGCATACAGTGTGCCGCACGCCGCACCAGCACGGAACCGAACGTCTGATTTCCCGTGTATTCCCGTTTGAACTGGTCAACGAGGTGCGGGATGCGGTCGCCGACAAGTTGTTCCATGTGCGCTTTGTTGACCTTGCCGAACCACACGCAGTCTTCGGTGTAGGTCTTGATGGCCTCGGTGCCGACCAGTATCTTGGCGGGCACCCAATAGGGGTTGCCTACCCAGTCAAGGCCGGCGTTCGTCTTGTTCTCTACGCTGTATCTTCCCATGTTTTTTCACCCTTCGTTGCAGCCACTCTACGGTGGCTTGTCTCCAGTCGGGCGCTTTGATCGAATGCGCCCAGTTCAGTGCTTCATCCCAGTCATGCTCTTTGCGCAGCTTGTTCGCGAGGAACATGGGCCGGGCCGTGTTGGTGAGGAATTCGTTCCTCACCTTCCCCACGCCATCGGGGTCGGAGACGTAGGCCCTGACATCGGCGTCGAAGGTGTAGGGGTCGGTCACCAGCGGCAACGTGTCCGGGTAGGCCGGATGACGGGGTATCGCGCTCACCAGATGCTTGGCGCTGTCGTACATATGCCAGTTCCAAGAGAACTGGGTCATCGTGCCCACGCCGACGCCGATGCGCGCGGCGAGGTATTCCTGCAAGATTGAGAAATGCACGACGTTCGCGCCGTAGCAGCCCCAGACGATGTCGTTGCTGCGGCAGGTGACGCCCAGATCAAGCGCGTTTTTCTGAATGCGCAGGTAAATCTGGGTGTTGCAGGGCCGGTCTTTCAGCCCGACGACGCCCAGATCGCATGGCGCGTCCCACATCTGGATGACGGCTTGGCGGCTATGAGCATCGGCCTGCAAAATGCTAATTACTTTTTGCAGTTGGTCTAGCGCCGTGTTGGTGTAGGCATTCGGATTTTCGAAATGGCGACGCCACCGGTAGCCGTAGGCCCCGTGCATCTGCCCGTCTTCCTCGGCGAACCGGGCCGAGAAGTCGCTGACGAATTGATCTAACCACGTCGCATCGTTCTGCCCGGCGAGCATCCACAGGGCTTCGTGCAGGTGGAAGATGGGGTTGGCATCCCTGATAGGGTCGAACAGCACCCGCTGCATCGGTTGTGCATAGTTGGTGACCACTGGCCACGGCGCGACGCGCACCGGGCCTGCCCGCGACGGCTCAGGCACGCCGTACATATCAATCAGGGTGATTGCCTTCGGCCATGCGTCGTTGACGTTGGTCGCGTGTATCGTCCTCATATCAGCCCTTCCCTCAGCGCAAGCCATTCGGGAAGCGTCACGATGATGCTGTCGCTGCCCCTTTTCCCTTCGATGTCGCACTGGCTCTTGGGTAGCCAGACGGCCTTTTTCTCATCGCCGGTTTCCGACACCAGAATAGCCATGGGGGTTTCGTGGTGCAGGTGCAGCGTCAGGTCGATCATTTCCCGGTTCATAGTCCCAGTAACCTCCTGCTAATCCCTCAACCAAGTTTTAACCTTGCCACTTTTAATCAAACTCGTATTATGTTGTTGAACGATATCAATAGCGCGCTCTATAGCCGCTAAATCTGTATATCGTCCTGCATCTGCGACCCAACCATCATGATCGAAGTCAGAACGTATAGTTACAGTTCTCGCTGAGCCGGGTGTAAGACCGCCATCAGCACTACGATAATCTGAAATCTTCACGTACCACCAAGAATTCAGGATGTCTTCCGAGTAAGTTGTCTCTTCATTCATAGCCCTAGTAACTCCATGGTTTTGGCCATCGCCTCGGCGCGAGGCAGCGTCAGCGCGTTCAGGCCGATTTTCCGGTTGTTCTTGGTCGTCACGATCAGCGACCGGTGCTTGTTCCGGGTGTGGATTTCGTTGAACGGGTTGGGGCTTTGCGCCGCCTCGCGGCGCGCGTAGATGCTCTTCAGACACTCGTCTATCGATGTGGCCAGCAGGATGACCGTGAGCCCGTCAGCGGCGTGCAGGCGCTTCAGGCGGGGTTTCCCCCAGCTTCCCACCAGCAGCCCTTCGAACAGCACGTTCTGCCCGCGCCGGGCTTCGGCGGTAATCAGCGCTTCCTGCTCGTCGGGTGCGCCCGGCCACGTCTGCGCGTCGCAGCCGCCGGTCGCCTCGTCGTAGCGCCCGATGACCGTCAGCTTGGCCTTGTCCCAGATGTAGGCTCCGACCTTGCGGTATGGTCCGAGCGGTATCTTGAGCGCCTTGTCCATGCCCCCGGCCCGCGCCATCGCCTCGCGGGCGATGAAGCTCTTCCCCGAGCCGGATGCGCCACGCAACAACACGATCATTCTCAAGCCCCGGTGGTGCTGCGCAAGGTGCGATCCATTAGATACTGCTTAAAATGCTCGTTGGCGAGCGTGCCCCGGCGAACCTTCTTCACGGCGTCGATTGCCTCGGCTCCGGTCAGGCCCCGCATCCGCATCAGCACCAGCGCCACCACCAGCGCCGAGCGGTTGCGCCCGCCCCAGCAATGCACCAGCGCGGTGCCGCCTTCCTTGATGTGCCGTTCCACGCGCACGGCGGCATACTCGGCGACGATTGCGCCCTCGGCGGTCATCTTGCCGTCGGGCATGTGCTTCTGCTCGTACCAGCCCACCAGTTCGCGCACCCGCGCATCGGGCGTGTGCCACATATTCATCACGCCCGTGATGTCGTGGTCGCCAATCAGGCCACGCACCTCGTTGTCGGTCAGCGTGTGCGTCCGCGCCGACAGGTACAGCCGGCCCGGTATGTATTCGTAGATGCGCATCATGCCGACCATTCCTTCGGGTGGGCGAAATCGGTGGTGGCCTTGTAGTCGAACCGCAGGTCAGACCACGTGTAGCCGTGGACGGCGAGGCACTGGGTCACCGGCTGGCGCGGCAGTTCCCAGCCCATCATCTCGCCCAGATGCTTGATCGGGAACAGCTTCTTGCGCGCCCGCCAGATGTCCGACAGGTATTCCCATTCCTCTTCGGCCCGGCGGGCATATTTCAGTTCGCTGTCGTGGCTGCGGCCCGGGTAGTAGTATTTGCGCTCAGCGCTCTCGCGGTACTCGCACAGCAGCACCTGCAACTGGAACAGGTCGATCTTGATGCCCTGCTCAGCCAGCATCGCGATGGCGTCCAGACAGGTTTCGTGCGCCAGCTTCAGGGCGGCCTCGGAATTGTCCTTGTTGGCGAGCCCCCGGTCGGGGAACAGGATGGCGAGCGCACGCCTCGGCGACCATGCGTTCTCGGGCCGGATGTCGGGCGTGCCCACCGGCAGGGCGTGATAGCGCCGCAGGTATTCGATCAGCTTGATGGCCGCGTAGCGGCCCACCGTTTCGATGCGCAGCACCTGTTCCCACGCGATTTCGAAGGCCGCTTCCGGGGTGGCCGCGTCGGCGCACGCCTCGCACAGCCGGTCGTAGATCGCGATGAAGTGCTGGCAGTCGCGCAGGTACTCATACATCTGGTCCGAGCGGCGCGCGGCGCGGCGTTCGATGCGCGTGGTGATGTGGCCTCGGGCATAGGCGGTGTCCAGCCAGTGGCGCATCCATAGCGGGTTTTGCAGGCACTTGGCGAAGGGCAGGCCGCGCCACAGCACCTCGGCGTAGGGCACGTTGTAGACGCCGATATAGCAGCACCCCCGCCACATGGCTTCCTCGTCGCTAGCGGCGTCCTTGGCCATCTCTGCCACCGTGGGCAATTGCGGGTCGGGGCCGCCCGACGCGATTTCCCAGCGGCAGAATTCCGCGAAAAATTTGCGATGCTCTTCGGTGTTCATCTCACCCCCAAAAATGACGGCGGCCCAGTGTTTTAAGCTGAGCCGCCGCCCCGACAGCGGAACGTGCCGACCAAGGCGCGTCTGCCCGCCGTCTTAACCACCTTTCTCAACCCAAGGAGGCCAACCACGGCCCTCCGGGGGAACCGGGTGGTTATGCGTGAACCTGTGTTGGCGACGGCGAGAACACGTGATGCACCAGCGACCCGACGA